GCCGGAAATGGCCGATCTCGATTATTCGAAGCAAATCGAGCAGGATGCCGACGCTATAATCCTGATCTACCATCCGAAGCCGGTTGAGTCGAAGGAAGGGAAGAAGCCCCCGGAGCCAAAACAGTCAATGTTACTCGTCAAGAAAAATCGCGACGGCCCCAAGGGGGCAGTGTTTGTTAAGTTTGAACGTGAGTTTGTGAGATTCTACGAACTCGAAAAGCGGAGGGAATAACATGAAACAATGGGAGCTGGACAAAATCTACGAAGCCTTAGACCAGCTAGAGGCTCATGCCGCGCATACTATCGGGGCGGAGACGGCCAAAATGATCGCCGACAAGGCCAACAAGATTCTCAGGCAAGAGTTCGAAGACACGGGCAAGATTGAACCAGATGGCGAGAATGGGCAGGAATAGCCTCGCCCTTGAAAACGTAGGGCCCGCCATGAAGACTTCTAGCGGAAACCGTGAAACTAGCCAAACTGTCAAAACGGACGCAATGGCGGGGCGATATGGAGGAAACATGAACATAAAAACCATACCCGTTGACACGGCTTTTCAAAAATGGCCGTTTGTGGTATAATCGAGATATTATGGCTCACGCAGGTGGAAGACCAACGAAATATCAAGAAAAACTCTGTTGCCAGATAGCACGTCTCGGAGTGCGTGCTGGGCTGACCGAGCTTCAAATAGCTGGAGAAATTGGAGTTTCGGAAGACACAATAAACGAGTGGAAGAAGGTTCACCCAGAGTTTTCCGAGGCCTTAAAAAGCGCCCGCTTACCGCTCCTTGAACAGATCGAGAAGTCGCATTACCGTTCCGCGCTCGGGTTTCGCTACAAGGCACAGAAGCCTATGACCAAGTTCGTCGGCGATGGTGTCCAGGAAATTGAAATAGTCGAATACCAGGAATATCAGCCGCCGAACGTGACGGCCCAAATCCATATCCTGAAAAAACAGATGAAAGAAAAATACGGGGAAGAGCCTGGTAATGATGCCGCCGACAAGAAACTGACAATCGAGTTTGACTAATGCGCATCAAAGCTCGCGATCTTGTCGCCCCGTCGTTCATTGATATTTTCAAGGCGGCAATCAAGCACGATTCCCGCGAGTTCTGCATGGTCGGCGGGCGCGGTTCAACCAAGTCCAGTTTTATCTCGTTGGCCATAATTGTCATTATGATAATGCGGCCCGCCGTCAATGCGCTTGTCTGCCGCAAGTATTCCAATACGCTCAGGGAATCGGTATACGAACAGCTCATGTGGGCCATCGAGAAGCTCGGCGTCTCGCAGTATTTCCGCTGCACGGTATCCCCGATGCAAATTGAGTACACGCCCACCGGCCAGAAAATCATCTTCCGGGGCGTGGACAATCCCGTAAAGATCAAGTCCTTGAAGCTGAAAAAAGGTTACTTCGGCGTCCTGTGGTTCGAGGAGTCCACCGAGTTCCGTCCCGAGGAGATCCGCTCTGTAAAGCAGACTGTAATGCGCGGCGGTGAGGACTTTTGGGTTTTCGATTCATTCAATCCTCCGACGAATCGCGGCAACTGGAAAAACGCCGACGCACTCATCGACAAGCCAGGACGCATTGTCCACCGCTCCGACTATCGTGACGTACCCGTGCAATGGCTATCCGAGGCGTTCGTCGAGGAAGCCGAGTGGCTAAAGGAGACCAACCCGAGGCTATATGCCAATGAGTATCTAGGCGAGTGCACCGGCAACGGCCTCGACGTATTCGAGAACCTGAAAGAGATCGAGCTCACCGACAAAGAGATCGGCGCCTTCGATTATCACTTCCACGGCGTTGACTGGGGATATTACCCCGACCCATGGGCGTATTGCGGCATGGCCTACGATCCAGCCAAGCGGATTCTTTATATTTATGACGAGCTCGCCGACTACAAGAAGGGCAATCAGGAAACCTCGCAAATACTTTTCGATCACTTCACCGCTGGCCCGTGGGTATGGTATAATAAGACTAGACCAAGCAGCCCCTCGGAGCTGAACGTCAAGCTCGCCCCGGATAGCGCCGAGCCTAAGAGTATTTCGGACTACAGGGCCTACGGCTGGCATTGCGTCGAGCCGGTCAAGACGGGGCTGCGGGACTATGGCTTCAAATGGCTGCAATCGCTCACGGAGATTCGGATTGACCGCAAGCGAGCGCCTAAGACGTGGGCGGAGTTCGCTGGCTACGAGTACGAGACGGCGCGGGATGGGACGATCATTTCGACATACCCTGAGGGGCAGGCGGATCACCATATCGCGTGCGTGCGGTACGGGATGGAAGAAGTGTATCGACGAAAAGGATTATAGGAGGGCGCCATGCTTAACGAATCGAAAGGCAATATGTACGACTTCGTGACCCACACATGGAACACGGTCAAAGGAGCGTGTCCGCATGGCTGCACCTACTGCTATATGCGCCGTTTCGGCGAGCAGAAGCCTGTCCATTTCGACGCGAAGGAATTGAAAACTGATCTAGGCATGGATAATTTTATATTTGTCGGCTCAAGCTGCGATCTATTCGCCGAGGGAATCCCGCGCGAATGGACGGGTGCTACCTTACGACATTGTGCGAAGTTTTCAGGCCGCTATCTTTTCCAGAGCAAAGACCCGCTTCGCATGGGTTCGTTCAAAGAATTATTCGGACTCGCTAGCGTCGTTTGTACGACCATCGAAACCAATCGCTGGTATCCCGATATTATGGCGCATTCACCGCGCCCAGAGGATCGGGCCGACGGAATGGGGGTGCTCGATAAGTTCGACCGATTCGTGACCATCGAGCCCATCATCGACTTTGACCTTGAGCCCCTCGTCGAGCTCGTGAAACGCTGCGAGCCTAAACAAGTAAACATCGGGGCGGACTCGGGGAACAACCATCTTCCAGAACCGTCGGCGGACAAGGTGCTCGCGCTCATCGAGGAGCTTTCGAAGTTCACAATGATTGCGCGGAAGACAAACTTGAAACGATTATTGGAGGTAGCAAAATGAGGATATCCGATTCGATAGTCTCTCTCTGGCTCCTGCTCTTCGGGGCCAAACTCGACAAGTCAATCGTCGAGGGCGATAAGCTCATCCAGGTCTGGAACGACATTTACGCCGGCCGCCCCGAATGGCAGAAGTACACGACCACGGGCATCGGTGGGACGCGGACCGAATACCGCTACCTCATGAACGCGGCCAAGATGCTGTGCTCCGAGCTGGCCGGGCTCGTCTTTGCCGAGCCGCCCCGGATCACCGCCGATCAGTCGGTCATGGATATCCTCGAGGCCAACAAATTCGTCGAGAACATCCGCCCCTGGGCCGAACACGCCATTGCCCTCGGCGGCGGAGCGCTCAAGTGGACGGTGAAGGGCGGGAAGTTCATCGTCGATTACGTCCACGCGACGGACATCGTGCCGGTGTCGTACGACTCGACCGGGATAAGCGAGGCCGACTTCCTCTCCACCGAGGTAATCGACGCTAAGGAATACAAGATCGTCGAGAGCCACCGCAAGACGGCGACGGGATACGGTATAACCGTCAAGGCTTACCTCAAAATCAGCGATGCGGAATATCGGCTCGTCCCAACCCCGGACGGAATCGGAGGCGGCGAGGCCGAGATTTCCACGACGCGCCCACTATTCCGTGTATTCCGCTACCCGGCGGCGAACAACATCGACCTGTATTCCCCTCTCGGCTTGTCGATCTTTGCCAATGCGGTTGACTCACTCCGCCAGCTTGACGAGGCATTCGACTATGTTTCCGACGAGATGGAGACTTCTAGGCGCAAGATCATCCTTCCCCAGTCGATGATTTCCACGTATTTCGACAAAGAGGCGAGGAAGTCGAAACAATACTACGATAAAAACGAGCGCGTCTACGTCGCCTTCAACTCGGACGAGATCAAGGATATGACGCCCGTTGCTATCGACTTTCCTCTTCGCATCGCCGAGATCGCGCAGACCATCAACACGCTTCTTTCTATCTATTGCAGGCAGTGCGGCGTTGACGATGGATTCCTCTCATTCGATGGGAAAAGCATGAAGACGGCCACCGAGGTAGTGAGCGAAAACTCGAAGACTTTCAGGACGAAAAAGAATATCGAGAACAGCCTCGGCGAGACGATCCTTGACTTCCTCTCTGTACTTAAAGATATAGGGCCTCTCTATGGCGTCAAGACCACGGCGGCGGATTATGAAATAGCATGGGATGATTCCATCGTTGAAGATCGAAACGCCATGGCCAAATATCACGAGGATCTCTATGCCCAGGGTCTTGAGGATCGCATCACGGCTATCAAGGCGATCCACGGGCTGGACGACGCGGCGGCTGCGGAGATGGCAGAGAAGATCAAAGCCGACAAGGCGGTAGTGACTGACCCATTCGGAATTGGCACGGGCGATCCTGTCGGAGCCCTTGAGGGAGCGAGTCCGACCGAGGCCGTCAAGCTCTCTGGTATCCAGATCAATTCAGCCAACGACATAATAAGCCAGGTCGCCGCAGGCACGATCACGCGCGAGGCTGGCATCAATCAGCTCATGATCTTCCTCGGGCTCGACGAGGCTCAGGCTAACAAGGTCATGGGAGCACAATAGGAGGTTGAACATGGCTTGCGGAACCAAGAAGGGCGGGAATAAAAAGGGCGGGAAAGGTAAATAATCCTTGACGCCGTGGATATGGTATGGTATAAATAAGGTGCAGGCGTGAGAGGACCGGGAGTCTCGACCAGGACAAAAGCTAGTGCATACGAATCAGGGGTAGTGATGCACGCTGGCCCCCAAGTGCAGGGTTCGACTCCCTGCCACCTGCAAAGCTGGAAGAGCCGTTCGATTCGGCTGAAAAAAGTGTGACGGCGCAGCACGCCAGCCATGAGCGACCCGAGCTTGTGCAAGTTAATTTCGGTATTCGTTGATTCCGGTTGCAAACGGATAGGCGGATCGCTGGCCGAGAACGGCCACTAGGAAGCGTAGGTTTAACGCAGTAGCAGGGCAAACTGCGCGGGGTCCGGGTTCCCTAGCGCGATGCGGGTTCGACTCCCGCCGCTTCCAAAATCTTTTAGCATGGGGGTGCTAGATGGACAAGCAGGTTCAAAAGCCCGCGCAGATCATCGGCCGCGTCATCGGCTATATCATCGCGGCGGCTATCGGAGTCCTAGCGCTTGCCGGGCTGCTTGCGGCGGTCAAGGTGCTGGTGAGGGTGGTGGGATGACCTTGAAAATCTACATGAAAAGCGGAAACGTAATTACATGGCGGCATGTAAAATCATACGAAATAAAAAACCAGGGTGACACCATAATCGGCATCATGATAGAAAGCCGCCGGATTCTTTCCTTTCAGCCCTTAACAAAAACAATCGCGCTAGATCAGATCGAAGCGGTAACAAGGCGAGTGTTTTAATGAACCCCGCCGATCTTCTCTACGCGGTAGAAACCGAGATATTGAAAGGCATAGTTTCGTCGCTTGGCCGTGGCGCGGCCGGAACTGCCGAATGGCAAACCGACCGCCTCCGCCGACTCGGAATCATCACCGAGAAAAGCGCCGCGATGGTATCGGCCTACCGCGCCAAGGTGCTTGAGGGCTTTGATGATGAGGTCGAGCGAGCCGCGTTTGAGGCCGCGCTCGAGGTTGACGCCAAGGCCGCGCTTGCCAAGGGAGCCGGGGCCGACGTGAAGGACTTGCTAGCCGCGGTCAAAGACCCTACCTTGCGCGAGACTATCGCCACATGGCAAGCCTCTGCCCGAGATCAAGCAAATCTCGCCATGGCGCAGCTTGCCCAAAATGCTGGGACGGTGTACTCCGACATCATTTCCAAGACCGCACTTTCCGTCGTCACGGGCGCGACCGATGGTCACAAGGCCCTCGTGCAGACGATCCGCGAATGGTCGGCGCAGGGCATCCCGTCAATCGTGGACAAGGCTGGCAGGCAATGGACTTCCGAGGCCTACGTCAACGCGGTGCTGAGGTCGAACACGTCGAGGGCGGCTAATGAATCGGCCCTTGCGCGCGCGGAGGAATATGAAACCGACTTGGTGGAAGTGTCGTCGCATCCAGGCTCGAGGCCGAGTCACTATGACTATCAGGGGCAGGTTTATTCAAGGAGCGGGACGAGCGAAAAGTATCCGGCGCTAGACTCGACCGGGTATGGAGATCCAGCAGGAATAGGCGGTGTGAACTGCGGACATATTCTCTATCCGTTTTGGGAAGGCGTTTCGATAGAGCGCGGCCCTACGCAGACTGCCGCCGAAAACGAAGCGCTTTACGCGGAGAGCCAGAATCAACGCGCCCTTGAGCGCTCGATACGCTCTGCCAAGCGCGAGCTCTCCGTCATGGAGTCGCTAGGCGATGCTGACGGTATCAAAGCGGCCAAGGCGACGGTACGCGATAGGCAGGCGCAGATGAGGGAATTTATCGATGAGACTGGAAGAACTAGACGTTCTGGCCGCGAACAAATCTACGATAAGAAGATATAGCGCTTGCCATATCAGGCGATGCGCGGTAGAATAGAAATGGGGGTAACATGGCAAAAAAGATTTATGACTTGGCCGTGGTAGTCGGCCAGTATCAGGATGGCGGGCAGACTAAAAACCGCTATCAGACCATCGGCGCGGTAATGGCCAAGGATGACGGAGGAAAGTTTATCCTCATGGAGCGCAGCTTCAATCCAGCCGGAGTTCCTCATGATCCATCCAAGGGCAATTCGATAATCGTTTCCATGTTCGAGCCCAAGGGCCAGGATCATTCGAGCGGGAGTCAACGCGCCGAGGCTCCCGCTAAACCACAACAGGCGCAGGGTGATTTCACCGACGACATTCCTTTTTGACATGGGGGAAACATGGAAGAGAAACTGAGCAAGCGCGAGCTGAAACGCGCCACGGCCACGATCGACGGCCTCATGCAGCAGCATTGCGGCGTCAAGCGCACCGGCCGCCTCGCGGTCTGGCTTATGTCCGCCGAGGCCTACGCGCTACACGTTCAGCGCAAGTTCTCGAGGCTGCCCGAGCGCGACAAGCTAAGGATGGTCACGATAGGCCGCGAGATAAAACGGCACACGAATGGCGCGAAGATACGCGCAAGCAAGAGTAACTAGGCTTACCGCAATGAGATCATATAGCATGGGGGTGCGATATGGCTTACAGTAATTTGACCTTGACTTCTCAGGAGATCATCACAATCACTCCGGCAATGGCAACGGAAATGCTTAAGGGCAATGTCGCCAACAGACCATTGAGTAAGGATTGGGTGAAGGCGCTTTCAAAGTCTATCAAGGATGGAGATTTCAAAACTACGCACCAAGGGATTGCATTGAATGGAAGAGGGGCCGTGATCGATGGGCAGCATAGGCTTTATGCAATAATCGATGCCGGTATCCCAGTCAGGATGGTTGTCGCACATTATGCCGAGGACTGCACAGCCCTCGGGCTTCCGTGCGACCGTGGACGCATTAGGCCCGCGTCTGTTATTTTAGGGAAGGACAAGCGCACGGTACAGACATTCCAATTCATGGCAAGGGAGCTTGGGTCTGCAAAGGATCAGGGCCGAGCGTTGGCACAAACTGGAAGGATTTTTGACAAGCACCCTGAAACCGTTGAATGGTATGAAAACAATATCTCAAAAA